TTCATAGAGAAATAGAGTACCCCCCCACCCCCGCCCTAACCACCCGAAACCCCAACGCCCCACCCTGCCACCACCGCCACCCCCGCAGCCCACGCCACCATACCCCCCATGGCCCGCCACAGTTTTCGCCTATACATTATCTATATATAGTGGTCGCCCTTTTTGACATTCTATATGTAGTGATATTATTGCTTTATGGCAACCCCCAAACGTGGTGGCCAACCTTCCAATGTTAACTCACGCAGACACGGCTTCTACGCCAAGAAGCTCGATGCCGATCTGTTACCTCAATTCGCCCAGGCCACTAAGATTGTAGGCCTTGATCAGGAGATCGCATTTTACCGTCTTAAACTCCAAACCCTGTCCGCCGGTAAGTCCCTGCAGGAGATCGCCCTCTCACTCCAATGCGGCATCGTCATAGCCCGTCTCACTAAAACCCAACATGATATCAGTATCGATCATGATGAGTCTCTTAAAAATGCCATCTCCCTGGTATTAAATGAAATTGCTGCACCTCTGAAAATAAAGAAATTGATTCGCTGAGGTAAGATGGAAACTTTAATTGCTGCTATGGTCGGAGTATTCGGATCCATCACCGTGGTTTTACTTGCCATCCTGGTCGGTATTATCAACAAACGCTTCGATCAGATTGGAGAACGTCTTACCAGCGCCGAGACCAGAATCACCGATGTTGATGAAAAGTTAAACGCTACCATACTTGTTTTAGCTTCGGTGTTTAATGCCGACCCCGCGAAAGTGGCCGCTCTTTTAGAGTTACTGAAGAAATGATTTATGGAACTCCGACCGTATCAGCGTCAAATCGCAAAAGCCGTTGTCGAGAGTGTAATTGCCCACGATGGTTTTACTTTCTCCGTGGAGATTGCCCGCCAGGGTGGCAAGAACGAGCTGTCCGCCCATATCGAGATTTTGCTATTAACTATGTTTATCTACAAGGGAGGGAACGCTATTAAGTGCAGCCCCACTTTCAAACCCCAGACTTTAATCAGCATGGCCAGATTAAAGGATCGCCTTAACGACTTCGGTTTCGGCGGTATATGGCAGGCCGAATATGGCTATCAGGTCAGGCTGGGCGCCGCCCGGGAGGTGTTTCTCTCCGCCGATAATGCCTCAAATGTTGTTGGCCATACCGCTGATATTCTCCTCGAATTGGACGAGTCCCAGGACATCGACAAAGATAAATACACCAAGGAGTTCCGCCCCATGGCCAGCTCCACCAACGCCACCGCCGTCCATTACGGAACCACCTGGGACGATGGCACTTTGCTTGAACAGACCAAGCAGCATAATCTCGAACTTGAGAAAGTGGACGGCATCAAACGCCACTTCCGCTTCCCCTGGGAAAAGATCGCCGCTTTCAACCCCGCTTATGGCGCTTTTGTCGAAGCGGAGCGAACCCGCCTGGGCGAAGAGCATCCCCTTTTTCGTACTCAATACCGCCTCATGCCACTGCCGGCCGCCGGCCGCCTGTTTACCAGGGCACAGATCGCCCAGCTTATCGGCACACATCCCCGCCAGCGTTCACGGACGCCGGGTAAAATTTACATTGCCGGTATTGACTATGCTGGCCAGGATGAGCAGCTTGACGAGCTGGTTCTCACCAGACCCCAGCGTGACGCCACCATCGTCACCATTGGCGAGGTCACACATGGCCAGGAGCCATCGGTCAAAATCGTTGAGCATTATGCCTGGATCGGTACGCCCCACCACGAGCTGCATAGCCAGATTGTCCACATTATCAAGGATACATGGAATTGTAGCCGCGTAGTTTGCGACGCCACCGGCATCGGCGAGCCATTAACCGCCTTCCTGCAGAAATCCTGCGGCGCCAGGGTGACACCCTTCAAGTTTACCCAGCTCTCTAAAAGTCAACTTGGTTTTGATCTGATTGCCTTTATAAACTCCGGCCGTGTTCAATGCTATGCCGGGGATGGTGGAAAGGAATTTGCCTCTTTTATGATCGAAATAGAACAGGCCAAATCCCTGTATCGTCCCAATCAGACGCTAAATTTTTATGTTGACCCGTCGGAAGGCCATGATGATTATTTAATGAGCCTCGCACTTTGTATCAAAGCCACCCAGGATAGCAAGCCACGTATCGCCATAGGAGGCCCGCGCGATGACTGAGTTTAAGCCGTCGGATCTGACCAACCTTGACCGCGAGCGCTTCAGCGCCTATAAGACCAACCTCGATTTCTATAACGGCAATCAGTGGGTAAAACCCAGCAAGAACCGCCAGCTTGTATTTAACTATGCCAAGATCACCATTGATAAGATCACCAGCTTTATGATGAAGGAATTGAATTACTCATTGGATCCATTACCCGGCATAGATCCTGCCGTCGCCAAACTTGCCGAGGATCTCATCTACTCCGTCCTTGAACAGAACAATGCAGCGGAGCTGGACTATACCACCGAGATTGATACCGCCGTCCTGGGCGATGGCTGCTTCAAGGTGACATGGGACGTCGTCGAGAAGCGCATCCGCATCACCGCGCCGGATGTCAACGGCATTTTCGCATGGTGGAAAGGAGACGACCTCAACCAGACTTATAAGGTGATCAGCCGCTACCCGCTCTCAGCCGAGGAGATCCTTCTCATTTATAAAAAGCCCATCACGAAAAAGATAGCCACCATTACGGAATTGTGGACAGATAAGGAGTTCCAGCTTTATATCGATAATGACGTCCTCGAAAAGAAGCCGAACCCCTACGGTTTTATCCCCTTTATTATCTATCCCAATATCCGCAAGCCGAAGCAGTTTTGGGGCGTTTCCGACGTCCCGCCCATGGTTGAACCGCAGCGGGAATTGAACCGCTCATTATCCCAGCTCTCACGGATCCTCGAAGTCTCCGGCAACCCCATCGCCGTTCTTGAAGGAGCTGAAATGGCCGAAGGCATCCTGGTCGCGCCCGGCCAGATCTGGAAATTACCACCCGACACTAAGGCCTACATTCTGGATATGTTATCAAGCGGCGGCATCCGCCTTCATATCGATTATATCGACGTCACTTATAGAGCCATGCACGATATCAGTGAAACCCCCAGGGCGGCCTTCGGCGGCTCCAATAAGGAACTATCAGGCGTCGCCCTCGAAGTGGAGATGCAATCTTTACTTCAGAAAGTCGAACGCAAAAGGTTGATCCGCACCAATGTTTACAAACAACGAAATATGCTTATTTTGAAACTGTGGGCTAAGTTCATGCGCCAGGATTATACCGCCTCCATTTCCCAGCGGGTCCTTTGGGGTCAGGTGCTTCCCCAGGACAAAGAGCGCATTGCGCAGACTGAGCAGCTGCTCGTTCAGAGCCTCGTTCATTCGCGCCGCACCGCCATGGACAACCTGGGCGTGCGCGATACCCAGCTCGAATTATTCAAATGTATGGAGGAGCGCAAAGACATCCTGCAACAGAATATTGATTCTAAAGCAGTCTCCACCCGCGGCGGCCCGAGAGAGAGAGCTACCGCCGCCGATATGGAAGCACCGCTTTAAAATATAGGAGGATTTATGTCAGAAGAACAGTTACCGTACGCCGCCACCGTTGCCACCGATGCGGCGCAGGAATCCCCGCCCCTTCCGCCACCGGCGCCGGCCGTATTGCCCGAGGAAGTAACTGCGCTTAACGAGCGCATCGCTTCGCTTGCCGCGGAGATCGCCGAGGCAAAGAAAGCAACCGATCAGCAGAAGGCAGACCTTATCGCTTTACAAGGATCGCACGATAGCGCCATCACGGCTTACCGCAAATTGCTTGTCAGCGCCAACCCCTTATTCACCGAGGAACTGATAACCGGCGCTACTATCCCCGAGCTGGACGCCTCCGCGAAAAAGCTTATTAACCACACAAACAAGGTGCGGGCACAGGTTGAAGCTGAAATTAAGTCTTTCGCCGTCCCCGCCGGAGCGCCGGAGCGCTCGGGTCCCGACTGGACTATCCTGTCAGGCAGCGACAAAATCAAGTACGCAATCGAAAACGAACATAAGGCAAAGTAAAAATAGCTTCATTTTTGATTTTCCCTGTCAGGATCACGGCAGGCCTAAGTCGATTTTGAAGCTAACAAGGAGAAAAAATGGCCACAACTTTAACCGAATACGCAAAACTCAGTAATGACGTCATGAAAGCCGGCGTCATACAAATCATCATCAAGGATAACCCCCTGCTTCAGCTTTTGCCCTGGGTGGAAATAAACGGCAATGCGCTCACCTATAACAGGGAATCGACTATACCCCTGGCTGAATGGCATCTCTCAAATGACGATTGGAGCACCAGCCCGGCGCTCACATTCGTGCAGAAAACGGCATCCTTGTATATTCTCGGACAGAACGCCGACGTGGACAACTACGCCAAGCAAACCAGGTCGAATATCAACGACCTTAAATCTGTCACCATTGAAGCAACAGCCAAGGCCATACGCAATGAGCTGGAGCTTACCCTTCTCTATGGTAATAATGCCACCTCCCCCAAGCAGTTCGACGGCCTTATCAAGCTCATTGATACCGGCACGGCATCCGATCAAGTCATTGCCGCAGGCGCGACCGGTGGCGTTGCATTAACCCTTACATTGCTGGATTCACTCATTGACGCAGTGATCGGCGGCAAACCCGATTTGCTACTTATGCACGTCAAGACCCGCCGCAAGCTCACCGACCTTGCCCGCGCCGCAGGCAGCAACCTTACATTTACTAATATCTTTGGGGATCAGGTTGACGTTTACAACGGCATCCCCATCCAGACCAGCAATCTCATCAAGACCGCCCACACCCTCTCAGGTTCAGTCGAAACCGCCTACACCGGCGGAGCGTCCAATACCATCTACGCTATCCGCTTCGGCGAGGATGCTCTTTGTGGCTTGACCGGAGGCGGCGGCATGCAGATTATCCCGATCGGCGACCTGGAAACCAAGGACGCTGAACGCACCCGCATCAAGATGTACTGCGGCCTCGTGCTGTTTTCCCAGCTCACAGCAGCGGCCTTGATCGGCATAGCCTAACGAAACCTCACGGAGTAATTAAGGAGAAAGAAAATGTCATTCGCAGATCCCGGAATAGGTAGACAGGTTATTCAAGCACCCAGCCCTTCAGGACAAACCGTTTTACTGGCGGCAGCCTGCGAGGAGGGCGATATCCTTGGGTATTCCACCGGATGGAAACTCGCCCTGGGCACGGCGGGCAGCGTCATCAATCCCCAGGTTGTTGCCCTTAAAAAAGGCGCAATCGGTGACTATATCCCCGTCGCCACTGTTTGCGTTGTCACCGGCTACACTGGCGGCACGCCAGGCGGCCTTATCTATGTTGCCGAAGGATCGGCCAGCGGTGATGTCACCGATACCATCCCCACTACGCAGTACGATCTATTAACCGTAATTGGCGTATTGCTGGACGCAACCACCATATCCTTTAACCTTTCCAACGTGCAGGTAATTCACGCTTAAAAGGAGTGATTCACCTTTTAAGACACCTCCTTTCTAATATGGGAGCGGCGGGAATCTTCCACCCGCCGCCCCCAGCAAAGTCAACGGCGCGGGCAGGGCGAAGAGTAAGCCGCCAGCCTCATAAACTGGAGATACCCGGCGCGACTCCGGGGCCCGCTACCAGGAAAAATTAATAGGCAGGTGATGATATGGCGACAACTTATTTATCCGACTTAGTGGCGCAGCTCCGCACCGACCTGGGCGATCCTCCGGGAGTTTCCGCCCGCTGGTCAGATCCCGACCTGCAGCGCGCGATTGCCCGTTCGCTGTCTGTATTTTCGCGCCATCACCCCTACCAGCAGAAATCCACAATCGCCACCACACTTGACGATTATGCTATCAGCATCGTTACGCTTACCAACCGATTTTCCGTTGATAAGCTGGAGTTCCCTGTCGGCGATAAGCCCCCTACCTTCGTTCCCTTCTCCATCATCCAGGATACTCTTTATATGGAGGAGTATGGCGATGCTGCCAACTGTTACATCTACTGGAGCGGAATCCACACCTTGACGGATACCACCCGCACCTATGACACCAAATGGAGTGACTTGATCGAGCTGGGCGCCCTGGCCTTTGCCCTTGAACAGTATGCCGATGCTACCCTGGCCGGTAAAATCAGTACCGCCCTTGAAGCTGCCAGTACAGCGATCGCCAAAGTTACCAGCAAGGTTACGCTGGCGGAAACCGCACTTACCAGCGCCGCGAGTGTTTCTAATGATATCGCTACCCAGCTCACCAGCGCCGGTACGCAGCTCACCGCTGCCATTGCCGCCCTGGCCGCCGCCATCTCCACCGCCGGGGGCAGCATTGATGCCGCTATCGTTTTCAAGCTCGCCGATGTATCTACCCGCATCGGTGCTTCTATTTCTTCCCTCGCTGCCGCCACCGCCGCCATCGCCTCCTCCACTGCCAGGATAGCTGCCTCCGTCGATGATCTTAATTCCGGTGAGGACTTTATCCCCACCCAGAATATAGGCCTTGACCCCGCGGGCAAGTGGTCGGAATATGCCGGGCGGGATATCGAGGCCGCCAATTCCCTTAATCAGCAGGCAGGCACTTTTATTCAGCAGGCAGCACAGAATATAGCGGCAGCTCATGTCGAGCTCGCCCATATCAAGGCGCTGGACGATAAGCGCAGGGCTTATATTGATACGGGAGTGCAGTATATTGCCGCCGCCGATAGCTATACCAGGACGGCCGCGGAGCTTAACCATAAACGGACGGCCTATCTTTTAACCGCCGGCCGCCACATCGAAACCGCCAAATCCCATATGCAGGAAGGCCGCCATTACCAGTACCACGCGCAGGGATACAGAGAGGAGGCGCAGGTTATTGCTACCCAGGCAAAGAGCAAGATGGCCACCTTCGTAATAGAGATAACCGTCAAATCAATCCAGAAGCAGGTAAGTATATCATCGCTTCTACTGGAGGAGTAATCATGTCAAAATCAGTGGCAAAATTACCAAAAACGTTACCAAAAGCTGAGGCTATAGTATCAAAAAAACCTATCCTGCAGGATGGATTACCCATGCAGGCTTTCGCTATCATCGGCGATAGTGATGATCTTGATACGTGGCAACTTCCCCATCATACTAAGTATCTCGGAGTCCCTGGCAAAGGTGTCGAGCAGACCGTTGATTGGCCGCTGGCTGATAAAGCAGTCCTCTTAATATCCCGCTATGGCATCGACGGCCAGCGCGTCCTCGCAGATCCCCAGCTCATTATCAATGCCGCTATACATCTTGCTGCTCATTACCGCAAGGCCGGCCTTCCGATACCCAACGCTTTATGCGTTTACGATATTAGTGAAAAACAAGGATAAAAATAAACTGTTATTTCAATTACTTATCGAAAATCGCGGCGGCCATGGAAACGGTCATGCCCGAGATTTTAACCCCCTTTTTTTGGCTGTTAGGGGCTATATTTTTAAGGTGATAAAATAAAATTGAAGCTACCATAGCTTCAGGGAGTAAAAAACAATGGAAACAACCCCGCTGGATGGTTATAAGAAAATCATCATCACAATCCTTACCCTGGCAGCAGGCAGCCTCGGCCTGTTTATCACAGATCCCGCCAAAGCTCAGACCATAGGCCAGTTCTTAATTGATGTACTTGGCCCGGTGCTGGTGGTGCTGGTCGGTATCATCTACACCATCGTTCAGGGCAATATCGACAAGGAAAAGGTTAAGGCCGATGCCTACAAGGCAAAGGCGCAGATTCAGGCTGCATCCCCAAAAGCTGAGAGCGTTGCCGTCCTGCAGCCGGCAGCAGCGCCAGTTGTAGAGGCTGAAGAAACTTATAAACCCGTTGACCTGGCCGCCTGTGTCGCCAGGGCGGAGGAAGCTGTCAAGAAAGATGGCCTCATGATCAGCCCCCTTAACCGCGCTTTCTATTTCTGGCCATATGTGACCGGTTTCGATCTGCGCGACGTCCCCCGCCAGCTCCGCGTAAGCGAAGCGAAGAGTTTGATTGATAAGGCCGTCGAGCTTTTCAGCGATGCTTTTAAGTTCCAGACGAAACTTCCCAAGCCACCCACCCCCGCCGAGGCCGCCAACTATCATGCCTATCTGTTCAAACTCAAAAAGGATTATGAGAAGGCCAATAATCTGCTCTGCAGCAATAAGACCTTCGAGGATCTGCGCAACCTGGTCGGCTATTTTAATGACCTTTATACCGCCCAGGATGGCATCACCCAGCTATCCGGTAAAACCGTGGACTGGTCGATCTACGGCGGCGGCGCTTTCACCCCGACTCAAGTAGGTTGGGATTACGTGAAGCTTTTATAGTGCGTACTTTATCCGGTGCCCTTACCGCCGAGCAGATAAAGGCCAACCTGCGCACTCCACTGATTAAACTGGAGGTGGCCACCTACGGCCATCCTGCAGCCGTAACCGCGGCTAATCTCCAGTGGTCAGGTTTCGCCTGGGAGCGGCTAACCGCC